CGACACCTCCGAATTCTCCGCGCTCCATCATGGCCGTTCGCCGCTGGATGTCGTCGGTCATTCCTGCCGTATAAATGCCGCGCGAAATCGGCAAAGGCGAAGCACCGGTTGCCCATCCTTCCGATAGATGTGCAGCTCGGAAGCTGCCAAGCCGAGGGTCAAAATTTACTCCTGAAAAGTTCATGTTCTTAAATTTCCTATTGGTTTGCGTAGACTCTGCCGCCGAGGCGGGTTATCTGCTGTTCGAGCACGATTAGCCGGTGAGAAGCATTTTCACGCTCTCCTGCCGTCATGGATAGTCTGCGGGACATAATGCCCGCGTGTTCGTCCTGAAGACGCTTGATTTCCGCTGCGTCGTCGTCTGGCAACATAGATCCCCATTTGCGCTCTATACCTTCGGTAATTCGAACTGGTGGTCTACGTTGTGGCTCTTTTGACAGCTTCGCTACTTCTTCTCTTGCGGCTCTTTCAAGCCCTTGCACTGTAAGGAGTTCACTATTTGCTGTACTCAATTCTCTTTCGAGAGTTGAAATCTTTTCTAGTCGCTCAATCGCTACCGCTTCTGATTCAGTAGCCCTTCTTTCGAGGAACGTCTGATTGCGACTCGCTTGGATTAAGCGAAGGAGGGTCGGCGTCGCTCCGCGCTCGGCATCCTCGTCACTATCCATATCATCAAAGCAGTCGGCGTCTGGCCAGGACTTGTCTTTGACGATTGGCATGATGAATTCCGCGAATTCGTCGAGAGCGGTCCTAACGTCGTGTTCCATCTGAGACGGATCAGCATAGGTGGTGCTTTGAATCATCCCGATAGCATCTGAAAGGGTGTCAAATGCCATGTACCTGAGACGCCAAGGCATCATGCTCGTCATCATGCTGGCAAATGCGCCGCGCATGATCGAAAAATCGGTCTCGGTTCGCTCGCTTGCATCCGTTGACCAAGACTCTGGAATCTTGAGGTCAAGCCTCTTCGCGATAGACATGATACGCGACTTGATCTTCGATCGCATTGCTTCGGGCGCTCGACCGATTAGGCGCGCCGCGTCGTCGACATCCTTTTGATCTTCAATTGGATACTTCCTTTTTTCTGGCCAAGCGAAGTTCTTAACCGGCAGGGCATCACGCTTTTCTTTTGTCCACTTTGTCTTTTGCCGTTCGATAATTTCACCCAGACCGTCATCCTCGGCTCTTAGAATAGGCTCAAAATCTCCGTCACCCCACATTCGAGAAAGCAGATCATCGTCGCTGGTGTAATCGTCGAGAATGGCGCATTCTCCCTCTTCTTGAATGCCATCCGCGCGGGCAATCGAAAGCAGAGCGTCTGGGTCAGCTGGACGGTCAACAAGTGAGGTCTCGTACCAAGTGCATGACTCCACATTGTTTCCACGAACCGAGGTAGGCATGACGCCAACGGAGTAGCCTTTATAGGTGCCGTCGCGTGCTTTCTTTAATGCCGCGTCGTCAGAAATGTACGAGCGTAAGACGGCCACGCGCTTTCCGTCTCGGTCTTCCCAGAATACGCCGCACTGACGGGCGATCTCCGGGTCTAGCGGTAGAGCGGTGCCTGCTGCATTCTTGCCGTGCATCTCACGGACAGCCGCGAACTTCATGTAGTCAGGTGTAGCGCGCTCAAGTACCGACGCAGGGAGTTTGCGCTTGTCACCTTGAACCTGTTCGTTAGCGAATGCCACACCTTCTACTATTCGAGTTTCTTCGTCAACCCTCGTAATCGGGAAGAATAGGTTAAGCCCGGTTGTCTTTTCTTTTCTCATGATCGTTTAGCGGCCCTGGATGCTTGCGGAGAATGTAACGGATGGCGTGTTAAGAACGTTCACAACCTCGCTGGTGGTCAAGCTTGTCGGTATCGAACGATACGGAGTTTCCGCCAGCCGTATACAACTGAGGGTCGAGGTCTACCAAGTTTGTCGTCATTTGCCTTCTCCGAAGATCGTCATGGTTGCCGCTGGCGTGTTTGGCACTGTCACAGTTTCGCCATTTGTTGAACTGACCGCTGTATTAACGACGAGGTGACTGCCATCAGTGACACTAACAACAGTCACCGTCACATTTGCAGTATGGAAGAAAAGGGAGTCACCAGCCAGTATGCCGGTCGTTGAACTCAGATTCTGAGTTGTAGAGTTGGCACCGGTTCCTACGGTTGTCGAAATTACTGTACCAGCCAAAGTCCACGATAACTGGCCAACAGAACCCGGGCTGAATCCGTTCGAAAGACCTGGGCCAATGTCGAGTGTCGCCTTTCCGGCCGCGCTGAGCCCGGTAGTTGCCATCGGAAAGGCGTTTCCAAATGGATCTATCCGTGACCAAACGAACGTAATAGTCGGCAAGACGCCACGCAGGCTCGTCACGTTCGCGTTAATATCGAGCATATCAAGCGAACCTACAGGAATCGTCGGAGAATTGACGGAACCGTTAAGTTGGACGAGATTACCGTTTGCGGTTACGGTCTTTCCGGGTGACGCAGCATTACCACTCCAAACCCTAAAAATCTCTGCAAGCTGCGGCATTGTTCCCGCATTCTATCCTAAAACACGGGAAAGTCAATTAGTTAGGTTCAAAAAGGCATCTTAGTCTTTATGTCAGAACTTTACGTAAGGTAAGAATCCGACCCGACCACGGTAACGAACATCAATGCCAGGATATGCATAACGTCCAAAGGCCACGCGGATTGCGTAGATTTGGATGCGATAGTCGCGGCTAAGCTCGCGCAAAAGCCAAGCTATCTTTTCCTCGTCGGTTCCTTTTGTCGGGTCTGGGATCTCAATCATCTTTCTTCTCCGCAAAGCAACGGATTGTAGAACCATTGGCCTTGGCAATATCCAAGCGGCATGTCTAACCGCTCATCTGCGTCGGCCCATTCTGTTATCCATCTGCCAGGTTTAGCGCCGCCGACTTGGAACGCTGGTATTTGATCTCCATCAGGTGTCTCAAATAGGACCGGGAAGCACTCTACGAACGCTCTTTCAGGTTGGCCTACCGGAACTCCGAACCAAGTCCGCTGACTCTCGACGATTGGCACCCGGACGCCAAGCTGAGCGCATGGTTGATCCAGAATTTTAGACAGCGCATCAAGATGAGCGGGAACCAGAATAATGTTCACGACTTTTGAACCTTTCCCTCGCCGCTTGCGATCATGCGGTTAGCCTCAATTTCGTGCAGTTTTTGCCACTCGGATTCGACGGATGCATCTTCTGTCGGAAGGATTCTAGCGCCCGAAAGGGGATCTATTTCGTGAGCTTCGTTCCACGATCCGGGTTTGCACGGCACTAAGGAAAAACTCGGAATATGTACCAAGCCATCCGCATCAGTCGTATAGGCCATTCCTGAACCTACGGAGGTCTTCTTATCTGTTAAACTGTTTTCATCCATTGGGCACCTCTAATGCTCTTGGTGTTTGGCCCGCGTGACTGCGGGCCTTTTCATTGTATCACGTACTAAGGTCGTGCTACTGATTAGCGGCCGGATCTTCGGGTGTGACTCCCACTGCCGGCGCGTCTACGACTTGCGCTGCTTGCGTGTTTGGAATAGGATCCGGCGGGGTTTCGCTAACAATCGGCACCGTACCAACCTCGGCAGGAACGGGTGCGTCCACCGGTTCGGCAACTGGGTCTGGAGTGGTATCGCGTTCAACCTTAACGAGATATTCGCCTGGAATCCAAAACTCGTCTGTCTTAATTCCGTTTTCCAGAACCCATTGACCGACTTCGGAAGGATGAGGCTGCCCGAGTCGCTCAATCGTTGTTGTGTCGACGTTCCCCGTTGCCGGGTCTTTGTAGGTGATTACATACTGGTTTACCATGGTGAGTGAATGTTACCACTACCTAATTTCACGGCATCTCGTCGACCGGATCATAGAAGGATCGTTCACCGCCCTCGGTTTCGAGATAACACCGGCACTGAACCTGGCATTCGGTTGCTCCGTCGCCGGGAACGCTGGGCAATGTGTCAGTCGTATAAGGGCCATTATCAGCAAGTACGTGGCAGTCTTCGCATTCCGATTTGTCGCCCGTGTCTATCCAGTTGATAAGAGTTGTATCAGCCACGTTGCCCTTCCACGATTCGTTTGCCGTCCCTACCGTTCGCTGTCCGTAGAGTTTCATTCGGTCTGCAACCTGCTTGTCGCTCAGTTCTTCGGCTAGGATCTGAGTTGCCATCTTTTCGAGATAAATCCTTTGTGAGTCTGCGACACGAGTTCCTAGTGCGATATCAGCGTCTGATGGCAACGCAGGCATAGTCCCACCGGTTGCGCGAACGCGTCCAAGTGTCGCCGCCTTGATATGCAACGGCGTCAATCCCTCGATTACCTGGTCCGCAAAGCCCTTCACGCTCAGATTTTGTGTTTCAAGATTTGATATCGCATTCCCAAAGGCACTTGGAGCACCATCGACCGTGTTAAGAAGCAGTACGACAAGATGCCTTTGCTTCTCCTTTTTCTTTGCTTGATCGTCTGAATCATCGTCGCCAGAGTCGATCTGGTCTTCGGCCAACTTAAATGCCCGGGACACCATTTCTAGGGAATCGCAACCGCCGAGAATACGTGTAAGCATGTCAATAGTTGATGGGCTCAAATACTCCGACTCAAAGGTACATGACGGGCTTCTGCCGTCTTTAATCCTTTTCACCGCTTTCGTTTGCCACCGTTTAATATCGGCCTTGGCTGCCGCCTTATGCGCCGTAGTCTTTGAATTTCCAGGATGGGCGGCTGCTTGCTGCCCGGGTGCCTGTTTGGTTGGATCTGTCGGTATAGGCAGATCAACCACGACCGGAGGGGGTGCCATTGCTTGGCTGAGCGGCTGGAAAGTGTTTAGCACCATGATCTCATCAGCGCCCTCGACCGCTTCGCCGCCCATTTCCTGAGACGCCTGGCTTGGGCTCATCCATCCGACGTTTCCTGTGGCGATAAATAGGCGCTGGGCCTTTTCTATCGGCTTCTCTTCGGCAGTCTCGCCGTTAAGTATTTCAAGATGATTGAACCCGAGTTTGGCTAAAATTCCGTCGTAGTGTTCTTTCCGAAGGTCGAGCAAAGCGCCCGCGCCGAATTGAGATGTCTGATTTTGACTGCCTTCTTGGCTTACCTTGTACTGAGATCCTTCAAATCCGATAGATGCGAGCGATACTCCATAAACAGCGCCGGTTCTCTTGGCAAGCCAAAGTTCGAAATCTGAAAAATCCTGGTCCTTTCGGCTGTTATCCTTCGTTTGCGCGCCCTTGGGAAGAAAAACCATCTTTTGACGGGCTTTTGCATCCCCAGACATCATTGCAGTCAGCCATTCGACGTAATCTTTGCAGGCTTGAGGCGTCCATGCTTCGCCTTCGGGAAGTGTTATCGTTTGTCCAGGCTGCGTACCATCTGTCAGCCACGCCCGATTCCATTCATCGGCCTTGAGTGCCGAGAGAATTGAACCTAAAAGCCACTCAATAGGACTCTTGAACCATGGGCTATTTGATGTTGGCCACGTGCCGTCATACTCGATTTCTTCAGGTTTGAACGCGCCCACCATAAGCCCCTGAATCCATTGTTCGTACCAATCCTCGCCTGGTCCTGGCCATCCGTAGTAGTCCATACGCGGCCTAATCGTAGCCGCATCGATGTTGAGAACCCTTAGGATGTCGCTGGACCGGCTAAGTTCGTAATAACTGGCGTAGCACCCTAGAACCAACACGTCCTCGAACATCTTTAATTCGTAATGCCTTCGGCCTTCATTCTTCTCGCCGAGCCCACCGTCTTTGGTAAAGAACGTGTAGGCGTCTTCAATATCTGATTTCGTTCTCCTGGATGTGTCTTTTGTATCTTTTGCAACGATAGCAAATTTTTGGGCCTGCACCTCTCTTTTCAGGTGGTTTATGCACGACCTGGCGATATCGTATGTGTCCGCAAAGCGCCTGATAGTTTGAACGTCGATTAGCGAGTCTGGGCGTCTTCGCGGGCTATAAGGAGTTGCAAACCAGTTGGCGAAGTCGTAACCATACAAGGGATGGGGGCTGCCTTGTGTCGCAGGATATGACTGGGGAACCATGGACTGAAGATTGAAGTCTCCAGTCATGGCGCGCCCTATCTCCTGGGCCATTTCTATGCGGGCCTGTTCACGTATTTTAGGTCCGGCTTCCTGAATTGCCCTTTGAACTGCGCCTGGGCCTAGGTCTTGGAAAATGCGCTTAAATGTGGCGAATAGCGGCGTCTTGGTGATTTTCACTTAGTGGCACCCATGAGCTTAAAGAACTCAACGGCATCAGCAGCGGGATTTCTTGTCTTTTTCCATAGACCGAGTTTCAAAAGTACATCTCCTATTGCCGCGTCCATTACTCTATCATCGTGCGATCCGGCCTCGCCGCCAGCTTGCCCACCTGGGAGTTTAACATACCGCATCATTTCGGCGATGGTTTCCTTGCAATTGATGATTGAGTCACCTTCGATTAGCGTGGAAGCTAGGCCATCAAGTGCGAAATACTTAGTCTTAGGCGTTGTTGGCCATCCGGGCTTTCTCGCTGAGAACTTGCCGTGCGCGTCGTATTCCTCGTGGAAGTAAAGACCTCCAAATGATCCAGGCTTCATTGGAGGGTAATTGGCTGCATGGAGAATTGAGTTTATGACAGCATGACCGTGATTATTTCGCTCCACGCCTATCAATGCGGTGTTGTACCAGACCCCAAGTTCGGCGAGAATGAGTCCGTATTCGTGGGTATCCCATTTTCCATGGAGGTGGGCTACCTGCTCGTATGTTTCCGCGTCCCAAACCGATGCGGAATCAAAGTCGGATTCATCACCTTTCTTTCCCGGCAGTCCTTCGGCGGTATCGGCGCTGATTATGTAGCCCCGGCCAGCGACTGGAACTTTCCAGACTTTTAGTTTAGTCCACGCTTTACCGAGCCTCGATGTAGGAGTGGGCGATTCGATCTGGATAGCGTCTTTGCACATCCCCAGGATCTCTGTCAGTTTGTCTCGATCAAAGTAGGGATGTCCAGACGAAAGAAATGCCTCCTCCTCAGTGTGAGGATACTCCTGGGCCACTTTTTCCTTTAGCTCCTTGCGCTTGGTCCGATACCAGTTTAGTTGCTCATCATCAAGCCCGAACTGTTCGGCTTTCTTTTGCTCGTCGTCCGTACATACGAACTCCGCGCCGGTTGCCAGCCGATATTCAGAAGTTTCAAACCACGGGCAAAAGTGGCGGCGAAACGCGCTTTCTCCATTGCGCGACAGTTCCCATTCGTCGCTGAAGTAATTGCCGACTCCGTTTGCGGTTGATTCCTCGAAAACGTTTCCATCGACCGGAACCGCTTGGAGAAGTGCCGATGCGACCAAATCCGCACACTCGGCAAATGCGACCTCTGAAAAGTGGACATTATTTATGGTCCCGCCACGCCCATAGGTCTTAGCGCCCGCTGTTCCCACGGAGTAGTAAGAATTTATCGACGGCCAATAAAACATGCGTTTCGAGGCATATTTGGCGAACGGCTTCTTATGATCTGGAAGATTGTCATAGAAAATCTGTACCATTTGGAAGATACGTTCCGTCGACTCTAAATCGTGAGCTAGAACAACCGTTTGGGTGTTCTCTCCATTTAGCGTCTCGCAAAAGAAAATGGCCTGAATAAGCGTCGAAAATCCCTGTTGCCGACCTTTGAGTATGATGTCTCTCACGCCCTTTAGGGCAAATACGCCTTCACGCCATCGCGGACACAACTTGTTAAGATATTGGCGTTGGATGTAGTTTGGCTCGAAAGGGATTATTTGCTTGCTCTTTGTTCGGATCTTTAAGTCAGCGAAGGTAACCCGATTTCGTGAAGTCTTCACGCCAATCAATTGCTTGATGCGTTCTAACTGTTCAGGCGTCGCTTTCTTCAGCGCCTCCACCGATTGAGGTGAGGATAGCTCTGATTTCAGCTTCTCGCTGATCTGCGGTGAGTTGTTCGACATCTATTTTCCCGCTGTGTTCTACCTTGTCAACTAGCAGCCCATGATGTTTAGCCATAGCCATTCGAGCTGCGTTCTGATCGTGGAGTTTCATTTCAATACCCTTATCAGTTTGCTTTACACCAGCATAGAGTGAAACCGCGCCGTCACTGAGATTGCGAGTGTCGGCAAGAATAACGACCGGTACCCCGCGTCCGAAACATTCCTCGCATTTCGGGTTAGGCCCTTTCGTAGGGTTATATCCTATGCCGCCCTTTTCGTCAAATTCGCCCATCTCGGAAGCCTGCTCTCGCTCTTTTTCGTCTTTCGAATTCAACAGCCGATTGAGCTTCTTTTCCCATTGTTCGCGCTGATCGGCCATTTCTCTTGCCGTGCGCTGGTATTTATTGTCGATGCCCCAACAGAACCGGCACGAGTCGATGACATTGTTTACCAGCTCGGTCGGGGATGTGTTTGCTACCTGATGAAGTCGTTCAAGCGCAACCTCGGAATTGTTGATCCGCAGACGCCGAATCTCTTGCTTAACCCAAGGGACATCTTCAATACTCCGGGCTTGGCTTTGTATGTAACGAGTATCGTAGCGAATCCCTTTAGAGTTGTAGCACTTATAACCAGCCTTTTCGAAGGCTGACTCCATTGATTCGCCAGCCACACGGAGATTGACATAAGCCTGCCGCATCTCGGTCCAAAGGTTGGGGTCATGCGCCACTTATTGCCCCTTCCCCGGCGAACGTTTCGCCTTCCATGGTATCAGCATAGACGACGCCAGGCCGCACCACCACATGATCGAATTGACATACGGGACGGTCGAACCATATGCCACGCCGCCCATGATGACGTACAGGATCGTGTCAATTTTCAATGACTCATCATCTCCCAAACCTGGGGGGCATACCAAACGATTACGAGGAAAACTACGATGATAATGCCGACTATCGGGAATTCTCGTTTTCTCATTTAGTCCACGATCCTATCACAATCCCGCCGATGATGACTAGCACCACGATTCAGCAGCACTAGCCAGTCATTCGGTTCTTTGGGTGCCCTAGCCACCGCCGCCACCCGAGATTGGCGTATTAGCCTTGATGTATTCCAGCCAAAAGTTCACGAGTGCTTGCCACTGCTCAAGTTCGGCGTAGAGGGTGGAAAGGATCTGGCTGACGATCGATTCGGTAAGGGTGCCACCCTTTGAATTGTCAATGCTTACTAGTTCGGCTATCTGTTCGCTTGTCATTTTGTTTCACGGGAGCCATTAGGCTTAGGATTTTATTATAACCCTCATCTCGCTTTGTGCGTAGTTCTGCCTCAAGCCTGATGTAATGCAGCTCTTGCTCCTGAGTTTGGAGTTGCGTCCGCTGGGTATGAGCGGTGTCTTTAAGCGCCTGGATTTGGTCTAGGATGCCGCGCCACTCTTTGCGTTGGCCTATTTCGATTGCCTGCCGCCCGCGCTCTTCTTGCTGCTGGGCTCTTAGGCGCAATTTCTGAATGTCCTCAGTTTCCGCGAACCGGCGATAGCAGAGGATGAGAACGATTAAAATGCTTATCAGCGTGGACGTTTGAACGATCTCGCTGATTTTCGCCATTATTCACCGCCTTCCACGATTTTACACGTAGATACGGTAATGGCATGTTACTTATTTCGTGACATCTGACCCTTGAGGAAGTTTTCGAACGCTACTTGATGGTCGCGGGTGTCCGATTGGAACGTGCGGATTGAGTTTAAGCTATTGTCAATGCTGTCGAACCGCTTACCGGTAGTCAGTTTGAACTCGGTAAAGTCGTCTTTTGTTACGGTCTTTTCTCGCAGGAGGTCGACCGTGGTCTTGTCCGCTTTGCCACTGTAGTTCATCGCGCCATCGATCATGACGCCGCCGATCGTGACTAGGCCAGTTAGAACCGCAACGACCGACCCCCACTTCTTGAGGCTCTTAACAGCCCACTCTACTAATTGGTGGCGCTCTTGGTTGGCTTCTACGGCTGTCTCTACTCTCGGGTGTCGCATGTTGCCCCTATTCTAACCCATGCCGGTATTATTTGCCATCCGTGGCGGCTATGGACGGGGGAAGGCTACCCTAAAGATTGGAGGATGCGCCGAGATTCGAACTCGGGGGACGTGTTTCAGCCCTTTTGATTAGCAATCAAGCTCGATAAGCCGCTCCGACACGCATCCGTGAAATTGGTCCCCCGCCTCAGACTTGAACTGAGATAACTTCTGATCCTAAATCAGACGACTTTACCAATTTGCCCAGCAGGGGATATGTGGTGGGTCACCTGAGATTCGAACTCAGACTTGGAAAGGGTTTAAGCCTTTTGCGTCTACCAGTTGCACCAGTGACCCGAAATGTAGTTGGTGCTAGGTGTAGGATTCGAACCTACGTGCTTTTTACGGATCTGCTTTACAGGCATCTGCCATCGTCCACTCGGCCAACCTAGCAAGAAATAAAGTTGGAGGAAGGACAGGGATTCAAACCCTGGTGTCGGTCATACCGACTATTAGTTTTCAAGACTAAGGCAATAAATCACTCTGCCACCCTTCCCGTCAGTTGTCAATAACTGAGGTACGAGGATGATAAATACGAGTGGTTCAGGTTTTGCAACATGAGGGCTTGACTATACCCTAAAGGTTGGCACGGTCGGCGCGATTCGAACGCGCGAAATACTGGTTTTGGAGACCAGCGCTGTATACCACTGAGCCACGACCGCACGTGAATGATACCGAAAGTTGGCAGACGGTGAGTGAATCGAACACCCGCGTACTAGATCCAAATTCTAGGGCCATACCACTAGGCGAACCGTCCGTTTTGGGTTATCTTATCACCTCGGCTCCCTAAAGCCAACTCCACCCATCAAGGCTGGTCGCCTCGTCGGGATCTGAGTTTAACCCATTAGCAGACCCAGTGAGCTGCAGAATATCTTGCTTGCCTAGGAAATCGTCGTATCCCTGCCACCCCTTAGCGTTCGATAGCATCGAATAGTGAATAATACCCGCTGCCAGAAGCACACCTAGCACGAGTCCGGAACCGTAAGCACCAGCGAGATAGCCCGAGCTTTTCATCTCATCGTGAAACGCAAGGGCATACGCCATGATTTGCGACGGGCTGAAATCATCGTCGTAGCAGGCAAAGCACGGAATTCCCGCAGGTACGCCTAGCTCTTGGAAATAAGCGACGGTTGCCGCTGCATCGGCTGCACCCTGCTCGCCGGTGAAATAGTCGGCGGTGTTGCCGCGCTCATAGAGAAAAAACGACGGGATACCAGCGGCTTTGAGGCTCGCCTTCTCAGAGTGGGTTAATCGCTTGTCCGGGAATGATGGGGTGTCAGCGCAGTATTTGCCGATGAACGCGAGGCCTCTGATATTGTCGGCGGTTAGAAGGTCGGTGGTGTCGGCACCTTTGTAGGTTGGCATGGGGTTAGGTTAACACGGCTACTAGAAAGCTACTCAAAAAAAGACCTTTCTAGTGAGTTTCGAGTAACTAGGATTCCCGACTAAGCAGCATCAACGATGCGGTTAGTTTAACCCGGATTAAACCCCTCGAATTCGTGGGGGTTAAAGGCTGGATCGTGAGTCTCGTAAATCGGCCATTAAGCCAAACACGCTCCACGTGAAGGATATCGGCCCGCTCATCAAGCGTGTGAATAAAACTCGCGGGCCAAAATTGGTCGGGCTTTAGCTTTCGCCTATTCTTTGTTGTTTCCCCCGTGTCTCCAACATCATCTAGGGAGCGACCCTAGCAGCTCTAACGAACCTTTCGGTTCAAATTGTTGGCCGGTTCGGCATATGATCCATTTTCGGATCGCCTACCGGCCTGTTGTTTTTACGAACAATGTGGAGTCTTTCCTTCCCGCCAGACCACTTTATTTCAGAGGCCACGCTTATTACCTATTTCACCATCTATTACGTGATCGGTTCCGCCTTTCTCTCCTTAAACCTATTGGTGTAATTTAGAAAAGGTTAAATTGTTATAGTCCTTTCCGTTCCAAGCCGAAGGACTGGGCGGCCACTCACAACCGCCCGATGAACACCGACCTGAAGGGACGGGGTTATTATATCACAGGCCCGAACTAGAACTTCCACCCCAGACAAGCGATAGCCCCGCCGCTCGGCTGCTGGCCGCTCGTGACTGTCACGGCAACGCCAAATGTCCCAGTTACGTGCGAGAGTAATGGGAACGTGTGAGTGAGCCCGAGGCCCAGAAGTCCGACCGTCGATCGGTAATGAGTGTCGGAGCTTTCAGCGCCGTAGATTGCCTGCACATCCAGCGACAGCTTTTTGAGGGTGTCGAGCCGCGAGATCAGGACAGCGCCGGGGACTTTCAGTCGTGCATCGTAGTAGATCGCCGGGGTTGCGTTAGCTGGAGCTGTCAGCGTTGGCAACGACTGAGTGTAGGCCACGGGCGCGAAAATGGTGAGGGACGCGGCGAGAAGTAATCTCTTCATCGGTCCAACACTAGCACAAAACCGGGAGTTGGTGTAAGATGTTTGGGAATCCATCACCCTCATTAGCAGACACCGCGAATAGTCCGCCCCTTCCCCAAGGGTGCGGACTATTTCGTTTTTTGGCCCTTATTCGTCGATTTTCGCCCCAAACCTTTCGAGTACCGATCTAAGATCTTTTTCTGCCGCCGCTGAGTCCTGGAAATCTTCGATTGGCTCCATCTCGCCATACATCTCGTCAAATTCTATTTGCCAAATAACATCTCCATCTGAGTCCGGGTCAGTGATCAACGCGGTAAACCGCTGCTCGCCTATCGTTCCTGCCAGTTTCTTGTTCATAGTTCCCTCAAGATCTCAGCCACCCGCAACCGACGAACGAACTCCAATTCGATCCGCTCGCAGAGCGACCAACGGCCAGTGGCTACGGCTTCGCAGTAGAGTCGATTCAAGGCATCAGAGGTATGTGTCGTTAAGTCCATAGAATAGATTCCAGGGCATCGGTTTCGGCTTGCACTTGTGATCTAGCTGAACCTGATGCCAGCGCGTAGCCCTCACGGTACGTCACCCATGTCCAATATCTACCCGACTTTGTTATCTCAGTCTCGCACCAAGGTCTACCCCGCAAATGCTCACGGTGCTGTTTAGCGCGTTGAACGCCGCGCTGGTAATACACCTCCGTGATTTTGCTACAAGCGCCCAGCGTAGATTCCAAGCCTAACATTGACTCGTAGTAGGCCGCTGTGCTTACCCTCTTGGGAATGATTGCAATGGCGGCGATCTTACGCCGTGCGCGAACCTCTCGTGCGCATTCAGGCGTGAGACTCACGACCGCAAATGAATCTTCGTATCGGCAATCTGTTTGTGGCATCACTCCCATATTATATTCGCCATTGGCCGAAAATAGATAGACGGTTTAACATTTTTATAGTCGGGTGTGTTATGATTGGGTAGATGGAAACACAACTTGAATTTGTAGATGGTGTCATAACCGACGCCAACGGTAACACCGCATCGGTCGCTTATTTTGGATCGGAGGACGCCGCGAGGCGAGCTTTAGCGAGTCTCCTTGGTTGTCGCGGTTGTCGCGGTTGTAGCCGTTGTCGCGGTTGTAGCGATTGTAGCGATTGTAGCGGTTGTAGCGGTTGTAGCCGTTGTAGCGGTATGGCACCTCGGCCTATCGAGCCACCTGAAATACCCTCAATCCCGAATATTCACAAGGCCATTTACGATGCAATCCAAACCGTCGGGTTGGAAATGTCCACCTGGCATACCTGCGGTACGACTCATTGCCGAGCTGGGTGGGCCGTACATTTGGCGGGTGAAGCGGGCTACGCGCTCGAAAAGCGGACGTCCACGGAGTTTGCCGCTATGCAGATTTACAAAGCGTCTGGCTATCCGATCTCGCCAGTGCGATTTTATGAGTCCAACGAGGTTGCGTTGGCCGATATTAAGCGCCTAGCGGGAGTCGAATGAGGCGAAAAATTGAACAAAGCGTATACGACACGGACGCACCTGGTACAAAGATGATCGCCTCGGCAAAGGCCCCTAGCAGCCAGATGGTGAGCGAGCTGCACCACCGCACGGAAGAACTTTATCGGTCCATGTTTGGCAACTGGTTTATCGTTGGGGTCGGCGGGAGCCTCACGCCTTACGCGAGTCGCGACGAAAAGGGTTTGCAGGTGGCCGGTACGAAACTGTTGGCGCTCAGCCCGTCCGACGCCCGGCTATGGCTGTATGAGCACGGGTTTACCGCTGAGATTGAGAAGTATTTTGGAGTCAAATAACATGACAATGCCGTTTGAAAACACCGATGCGCTGGACTCGTTTGGAGATCGGCTTTATCCGAGCGAGATCGTGACCGTAAACCGTGATGATATCGCTAAAGCGGCGCGAATCGCCACACACGGCATGGCCGCCGCGCTCGCGAACCTGAACAGTCTGGAGTTTCACGATCGTATTCAATCGGCGGTCGCTCACATACGGCAACTGCCGCTCTACTGATGCCCACGCATTCCCCGGCTGGTTGATAGCCGGGGACTTTTTTTGCATATTTTCTCGCTTTTAGTTGCCAAACATGATGTTTGGCTGCATAATATGAGACATGAATACACTTAAGGCAATCGACGAAGAACTGGTAACGATGGTTAAGGCAACGGAAGAGGTTGGATTCACGATTCCAGGATGCTCAATCGACGCCGCTGGATTCGTTGGCGACTACCGCCCGTTAGCTGAAAGACAAGCAGACCCACTCGCACCGAAAGGATGGAACTGAACAGCTACGATCTGAAAACAAGGACAAAACGAAATGAAAACACTCACCGCAACTGAAATCGACACCCTTGTATTGGCTGGCATCAAATCAATCTTCACTCAAAGCCTTCCAGCTATTGAGGGTGTAAGGCTCGAATTGAGCGCCGACAGTATTGCGCTTGCCCCACGCCCAGACCAAAGCGAACCCGCGACGATCACCGCAACGCTTTACGCGACCAAGATTATTCCGTTCGACCCGAGGACATATCTAACCGCACCAATGGTATCAGCGCAAATCGAATTCACGGCTGGTAACAACCGTGTGTACGTCCACCTCCCAAGCACGCTGTGCTGCTCTGTTGGATCGACTGCCGCTATCGAATTCTTTCAGAGCGTGCTGGCATGAAAAAAAACGGCCCATCAACAACAATCTACTGGTCGGCCGAAGAACTCTCCGCAATCACTCAGGTTGCGGCTCATTCAGGCGTTTCGATCACCGACATTATCAGAGAATCTCTACGGATCTGCATCGAGGGATTCCCCACCAAGCGCGTGATTCCAGCCCGTGGCCGTCCGCTTGCGCCAGGTGCCGACGATCGCAGGTTCGATCACGATAAAAAGTCGAAATAATCTTAGAAAGTATTGCCAAGCATGATGTTTGGCTGCATAATGAATGCATACCCGCAAGGGAAGGATGAAACGAAATGAACTACTTACTCACAATCGACGACGAAACAAGTGCATACGACGGACTTGAAGGTCTCGCAATCGCATCAAACGGGCTCGACGCAGACAGCGGACTAACGATCAGATACCATGTCGAAGAGGCGGACGGCCAAGTTCGCGATTTGACCGCCGACGAGTTTTCAGAGCTTGAAAATCTTTGCACCTACTACGCTGAGAACTAAGCACCCACCGGCCACCCAGAGCCGTTAATCTGGGAAGGATGAACACGAAATGCCCACTCAAACCGAACTAACAACAAATGCGAACGACGCCCGATGGGCTCAGAAACAATTCGATAAAATCGAACCGACTCGAGATGCAATTCAAGAATTTGATGCCTCTGAGAATGGGAAGCGCTATCTGTCAATCACGGGTATAACAATGTGGGCGAATCTTGGCGGTGATACACTCGACTAGCCACCCTACCCACTCCCGCCAAAAGCCAACCGACTAACCCATCTAGGCCCCTCTATTCGAGGGGCCTTTTTTGTGCATAAAACTCTAACAATAGTTGTGGGTTGAAATATTGTAGTATCATAGATCCATGAGCACGACTTACTACCACGCAGGCCCAAAAGGATTGACCGAGATTCGAACTCTCGGTGATCTGATTAACTCCGAGGTTATTTCGATCGAGCAGGCTCAAGAGAACTGGTTAGCCAAATGGGGAGATTGGATTGAAGAGGACGCACTGCTCGCTCACCCAACAATGGAGGAAATCAGCCTCACAGCTAACCTCGCCGAAGCCAGCGCCATCGCTGAGATTATCGATGGCTGCGTTTACATCGTCCGCGCTGAGATCAGCCGAATCAATGAGGAAGGCTACCCAGTCTGCCAAGGTCCCGTCGGCTGCCAAGTGGCCGCATGAATCGAGATCCACTTACTCCCGAGGGGTTCGACATTACCGTTGCAGCCACACAGAGCGAAAAACCGTGTATCAAGTGCGGTGACATAAAGATGCTAGATCAGTTCGGCCGCCGCCGATCTAGGGCAGCTTACTGGGTGTACAAAGGCGAGTGCAAGGGATGCGAAAAGGCCCGGGTTGACGCATGGTATCGCGATAATCAACAGCATAAGATCACCGCTAGTATCGCTATAAACGACGCTAAAAGGAAGTCACCAGATAAACCAAAGAGGATCAAACGTATCAAAGGCTGGTACCGTGAAGAGCCAACAAAAAGCATGCTTTACGGCACAGAGAAGATAGCCCTAGTCGCTGCAGAGTTTGGCATACCAGTAAAGACCGCTCAAGCCTACCGAAATATTGTACGCACCGAGTCAAAAAGCAAATCTAAAGCATGCTTATCCGCCGTCGCGAGCCCTTAATACTTTTGTTGGCGGACGCGCGCGGAAGGCCCTGAAGGGGCCCTCGACTCGCGCACACGCGCGGGCGCGGCGTTTTTCTTCGGGTTTTATTGTGAATTTCAACGGTTTTTCAAGAGATATCCATGATATCCCGCCCGCATTCACCGAAGTTCCCCGACAGTTCATGATACGCTCACTGAATATTTACAATAATTCACTCCGCGCGCGGGCGTTTTTTGCCGGTTATTAAACGGGAAACGGCTACCCGTCATTGATGGGTCATTGACTCCCGCAGCGCGGCCCTCCGAAAATTTCGCGTTTAGTGCCCTCTATACCCGCCTCTATGCCCGGAAACACGCCAAATCGGGGTAACGGGCCTAGAATCGGCAAGCAGACGGCAAATCGGGGGTTGTTTGAAACCAGTGAGAGGATGCCAAAACCAAAAAGGCGGTCTCTCGCTTATTTTCCGCTTGGAATCGGTGGAAGGTTTGGCTTGACCGGCACGGTCATACAGGGGTTATGCACACTTTTTGGTTAAAAGAGAGGACCCGAAGCATACCAAAACGCCCTATCCGCAAATCAACTCCGAAACGAAAACCTAGTAATTTGAACTGAACTCCGCAAAACCGCAATGATTTCCCGGAGACTACGCGCATACGCATGTATAGTCTCTCTATATAGTAGATTCTAAACCACGCGCGCGCGGAACTCCGCAATGTTTTGGTATGATTTGAACTGAACTCCGCAAATTTTAGAGCGTTTTGCGGAGTTCGGAGGTGTTTTGCGGAGTTGCTTTTTGGTCCGGGAATTGCGGAGGTGCCCTAATCCGGGAAAGGGTCTTTCTGTTCGATGGTCTTCCACCATTTTCCCGCAGAGTCCTTGCGGTATTTCACGTCCAGCTTTTTGCAAGCAGTTTCAATTGTCCGTTTGCTGACGCCGTAAGCGGTGAGAGTGTCGAACATCACCTTTGACTCCATCCACATACCGGTGAGGTTCGTTTGAAGCCATTTCTCGCACATTTCGCGCTTCCCTTTCGAGTTCGGGTCTTTTTGCTCGTCGAACACGTCCGGCTCAACATCAATCCAGCCGAATTCCCCACCCTCGTAAGACCACCCAAAAGGATCGCCTTTCTCAACGCGAGCTGAGCCTTTTTCGTGAGACACAACGCGGCATTTTTTATGATTCTCTCTGTCGGGGTGCCATTGCATAACAAGCTGTGATCTATGCGAGTTTCTTATCTGGACCGATCCTATACCTAGATCGCTTACCGGCTTCCCATCTTTCGACTTACCTATATGCCGTAGGTTGACAATCCCGCACCTCGTCTGCATCGCGACATTACGCAGGTTTTCAAGCGGTCCTTGAAGGTCGACGGCATTGTTCAGGTCCTTGACTAGCCCGTTCATGAAGTAGGCGAGAACATCAAAAATGACCATCTCGAACTTACCGTCAATGATGGTGTCTTTGAGCAAAGCGAGGTTTGCCGGTGAGAAATTGAACGGGCTGCTGTAATGCTCCAAGAATCCCGGTTTGCCGCCTATTTTCTCGTAGATATAGCGCACGTCGCCGCCTTCATCCTCATTGCCAAAATAGAGTGTTCTAAATGGTTTTATGGCGGCTTTTGCCAGGGGGTCGTAGCCGTTAGATGCCGCTGCAGCGAGCGCCCAAACAAAAGTGCTTTTTCCTATTCCCCCGTCGCCATCCACGATGTTGATTTGTGCTCGCCTCAGATAAGTGCCAAACAGAAACGAGGGATCTTCTACAGTGTAAGTCTCAACCGGGACCGTGACAAGCCCACGCGGGGGCATCAGATCCGGAGCCGGGATAAGTTCATCCACCCCGAACCCCGCCTCAAGATGGTCTCTCAAATCGTCGTGCTCGCGGACAGTTTTCGAGCGAACGACGCGCACGTTAAAGCCCGAAGACCTAAGAAGCTGGAATACCTCAATGGAATACTTCTCGCCTTCCGAATCGCGATCGGCAACGATGACAATCTCTTTCGCACCGCGTAGTTGAGCGGTGTAAGCCTGCAGCCACTTGTTAGGCCCCGCGCCTGCCCTTTGGCATGTGTGGCAAATCCCTTTTTTCTTAGCGGCCTCCGTCGCGGGCTCACCTTCACCAATGTAGATCGTTTCGCCTCGGTCAATGGCGCGCCGAACATCTTGAAACCGGTACAAAACATCCAGTTCACCGTTAAGCCCGGCCATTTCAGGGGTTGGATAGTCCACGAACGTCTCGCCCTTTCTCGGGCCACGCTCGATCTTGTGTTCGACTTTCGGTAAAGGGATGCCATCCTTAAATCGCACCTTCCATACGCAATATTTCTTGCCGTCCTTAACCTTCCGGTGCTTCTCGGCACCGTAGCCGCCGCCTATCAATTCGTAAACGTGGATGGGTAGCTGCTCGGCCCCAACGGATGGCTCATACGGCTTAACCCTGCGGGCATCCACGGTCAATCCCATCGCCGCTAAAATTTGATCTTCAGAGCAACCCTTGATGCACTTGACATGCAGCCATTCATCGGCACCTTCCCACACGACAAAATGAGAACAGTCCTTATCGTGCCCCATCGCCGCGCAAGAAGGGCACCTGCCTTTGTAGCACGGGCCTCCATTGAACTGCTTAGACCTGGCCTCTTCGATGCGGCCAGCGAACTCTTCAAGAGTCATGGAATGCGCCTCTTAGGTTGCCATTGATTGGCGTTTACGCAGTGATTCCAAAGGTCCGGGAACGCCGGACCATTAGGCATAGGGATATCGTGATCTCGCCAGAATGAGCATTCCCATTCAGTAAC